GTGGTGGTTCTGGCGGTGCTGGTTCTGGTAACAAACCTTTTTTAACAGTAGGTGGTTCTAGTGGTGGTTCTGGTGGAAGAAATGCTCCTGTAGGGAGTGGTGGAAATACCAATCCCGGACCAGGTGGTAATGCAGGCTCAGGAAATTCTTATCCCGGTGTAGGTAAAGGTGGTAATGGCGGAACAACTAACTCTGGCAGTCAAAACAGTGGCGGTGGCGGAGGTGGGGGTGGATCAGGTGTCACTTTCGCAGTAATAGGTGGGCCAGATTATTCACCAAGTGTTGCTTATCAAGCTGGTGCAGGAGGTAATCCTGGTGGTGGTTCTAGTAGAGGTAATCCTGGCCAAGCAGGTCAAGTAGGAAGAGTTAAAGTAACGGAGTATATATCATAATGAGTAAATTTATTTATGTAACTGAAAATAGAGTCCGACTAGTATCAGATACAAGACCAGATACTGCAATAGGCTCAGAATATATTGAAGTCCAAAATGATTCTGTAGCAGAAAATTGGTACTATGACACAGAAACCTCTGTTTTAAGTCAGTATAAACCTTACACTATTGATGAAGTCCGATTAATGAGAGATCAACTTTTATCTGTTTGTGATTGGATGGTTTTAGAAGATAGTCCTTATCAAGCTGCAGATCAATCAACCAACCTCACTGCTATCAAAACATATAGACAGTCATTAAGAGACTTTCCTGACGAAAATGTTTCTTATAATGAAAACAATCTTAATTGGCCAAACTTGACATTATCCTAAGAACTTATATTCTCTTATTAGAGAAATAATGATCGTTTCAAGAATTAGTAATTTTATTTCAGAGATAGAATCTTTGACTCTATCTAATTGGACTTTATCTAATAAAGATAAAGATTTTTTTAAAGATGCAAATATGGGTGGTAACAGAAAAACTACTCGATATAGTGATGCAAATAAATTCACTTTTCCTCCAGAGGCTTTAAAAATAAGAGAAAAGATAATCAACACCTTTTCTTTAACAGAGAACGAAAAAAGAAGTTTAATTCCTCCTTTTAAACAAGGTATTGTAGCAAGTTATGCAGAGAATGAAGATACTTGTTTTGAGCATTTAGATCCTGTTTGGTTTGATGGTTTAGATACTTTACACTGTAATATTATTACTCAATCTCCTGAAAAAGGAGGCGAAGTAATAATTGACGGTCAAGAGTTTATTATGAAAGAGAGAGAATTATTTTGTTACAGAGTTTCAAAAAACAAACATCAAGTTTTAAAGGTTGATAGTAAAAAACCTAGATTGATGTGGATATTTGGGTTTTGTATTTTACCAGAACAATGGGAAAGAAATATTGTTTCTTTATCTGAAAATTAATGATTGTTGCAAATAATATAATAGTAAGTGAAAATCTCTTACCTCATCATGTATGTGATGAAATTATTAAATTAGCTAGAAGTCGTCAACAAATTGAGGGGGTTGTAGCAAATGGAATTGATAAAACAATAAGGGATTCAAGAATAGTATGGCTAGACGATATGTGGATTTATGACTGGATTACACCTTTTATAAGTCAATCTAATATTGATTTAGGATGGAATTTTAATATTGAATTTCCAGAAAATATACAGTTTACAACATATAAGAAAAATCAATTTTATGGATGGCATCAAGACAGTTATAATAACGCAAGTGATAAACAAAGAAAAATTTCAGTTGTTATTCCACTGTGTGATGGATCAGATTATTCTGGAGGAGACCTTGAATTTATTGATCCCATGGTTTCTCCAGAATCAAAAAAAGAAAAATTAATTAAAGATGAAAAATTTAGAGTAAAAGGAAACGGAGTAATATTTCCAAGCTATGTTTTTCATCGAGTCAATAAAGTAACTGAAGGGGAAAGACTATCAATTGTGATTTGGTACAATGGTGAAATATGGAAATAGAAAAAGCTAAATTTGAAACAGATAACTATGTCGTAGTTAGAAATGCTATCTCTACTGAAATAGCAGATTTTGTAAAAGATTATTTTTTACTGAAAAGAAAAGTAGTAGATACAATGAGATTTACAAGGGTAATTTCTCCTTATGTTCGGTATTTAGGAAGGTGGGATGATCCTCAAATGCCTAATACTTACAGTCATTATGGAGATATTACCACAGAGATAATTTTAAAAAGACTTACTCCCCTTATAGAAGAAAAAACAGGTAGGAAAGTGTACGAAAACTATTCTTATATGAGAGCGTATAAATATGGAGATACTCTTTTTAGACATGTTGACAGAGCTTCTTGTGAGATTTCAGCAACTTTAAATCTTGGTGGCGATCCGTGGCCTATCTATTTAGATCCTACTGGGGGAAAAGGTAATGAAGGTATAGAAGTAAATTTAAGGCCAGGTGATTTGTTGGTGTATAGAGGAGATATTTGTGAACATTGGAGATATGCTTTTACAGGAACTGATTGTGTTCAATCTTTCTTACACTATAGTGATAAGAATACAGAAGGTGCAGAAGAAAACAAATATGATAGAAGAGCTTTTTTAGGATTACCAGATTGTTTGATAAAAAGATAATTGAATTTAGTTCCCCCGTGTCTGAATTATTAGTGCCACCCGTGCCTGCAAAAAAAGTAGTTCCAGATTGGTTTAAAGATTTAAAAAATTATACCGACAAATTTAATCTTATGCAGCCAACAATAAAAAAATGCGTTCCTGTTTTGGATAGTTTAACCTCAGGTTATATTATCTTAAATTCAGTAGAGATAGTTTTTTGGGAAGAAGATGGCAAGATTCATTGGGAATATCCTAATTCTCTTTATGAGCATGTTTTTAATGCGGGTCTTGGTATCGAACTACACAAAAGACAACAAATACACGAAGACTTCATAAGGGAAGAAGAATACAAACAACCATTTAAGTATTTAAATCCTTGGAGAATTAAAACTCCAGAGAACTATAGCTGCTTATTTACTAGTCCCTTGAATAGACAAGATAATTCTATTCGTTTAATTGATGGAATAGTTGATACAGATAAATATCCAAATGTAATTAACTTTCCATTTTTTTTAAAAAAGTTAAAGAAAAATGAAGCTTTTGTTTTAAAAAAAAATTATCCCATAGCCTTAGTTTTTCCTTTTTTGAGAAACAAATGGCAAATGACAGTTAAAAAGAATACTAAAAAAGAAAATGATAAAAATTATGAAAAGTATTTTAAACTGTTTACTTTAATGAAGGATAATTACAAAAAACTAATATGGAGCACCAAAGAATATGATTAGTAGTTATGTATTAGAGTGGGATCTAAAAAATTATTTTGAAAAAAATGAAACTTTAGAAGACGATAGAAGAGAAGCGTTTAAACTTTTAATACCAAGATTATCAGAAACATTGAAGTTTGAAGTAAAAGGAGTAAATCGTCACGATAAATTAACTTCTTTCTTTCGTTTTAAAAAAGAAACAGATTGGATTTTTGAACCAGCAGAAACCACGTTTCATTGTTTTCATTCTTATGACGTAAAAGATTTAGCGTTGGTTGTTATCTATAAAGAAAAATCTAAAGGAATTAAAATAAAAGATAATTATCTTTACTGTTTTCCTTATTGGATGACTTACAAGTTTTTATCTCAGGATAAAGAAAAAGAACAACATTTAATAAAAATGAAATTTTTTAGTGAATCAAGACCGTGGAATAAAATTGACAATGTTTGGTGGTAGATATTGAATACTTTTATTATTGATAATTTTATAAATGATGTTCACTTCTCTAAAGAATTTTATGAATATATTCAAAAAGGTGAATTAAAGACTTCTTTTAACAATATAGCTTCCCCAGGGAAACCTATAGATGGTTTTACGTCTAGCTTATCACAGAACAATTTTCACATTCCTTTTATTTATGATTTATATAAAAAAGTAAATGAACTACATGAACAACACTTTCAAGGAACTAATTCACAAGTTGCAAGATGGCATTTAAATTTACATCCTACAGGGTATGATGGTCATCATCATACCGACTACGACACAGAAGATTTACCTACATATCTTTATATGTCGACAGTTAATTGGAACCCTCAATGGGGAGGAGAGTTTTTAGTTTATGATGAAAATTCAGAAATTAAAGAAGCCTACTCATATAGGACAGATAGATTGATAGTTTTTAATGGCAGATTTCTTCATAGAGGGGTAGCTGCATTGAGAGTTAGCAATTTACTTAGAACAACAGTAGCTTTTCAATGTAAGCTTTATGATAAGGAGAAAACAACAAATGATTAAACCAGAAGAACTAAAGGACAAGAATTTTAAAATATTCTTAGGAATGCCAATGTATGGTGGAATGTTAACAG